TAAAATTAAACAGGTCTGCTAAAGGCTGTGGGCCGCTGGCTCTGCCGCCAAAGGTCTTCAGTCTAGCTCCAGCAGGACGTACCCTAGTCAAGTCACACTTAGGGATTTTGCCAGCATATAGGAGGCTGATAAGCTCTCTGAAGGCACTTGCCCGGCCTACCTTGCTGTCAGACACAACAACCGTGGAGTCAGTCTCATGGAAGCTGTCGGCCACCTCTGGTAGTTTGCTTACGTAGTCCCTCTCTACGCTGAAGCCTACTCCTGTACCACACAACAAGATATACATAAGCTCGTCAAAAGAGCGAGGGCTGTCGATAGGGAGGTAAGAGCAGTTAAACCCTGCAACATTGTCACGGTGTAAGGCTGGCCCTGCTGTCATCATGCAACGCATAGAAGGCATTACTTCTTGATCAGCGATGGCATTGAAAAGCTCTTCGGCTTCTGAAGCACCTAGTTGATTACGCTCTACAAAGAAAGAAAGATAACGGTTGACTGTCTCAGCCCACGTTTCTCTGCGTCCTTCCTCATCTAAGTAACGTGCGTATCTACTCTTGTGTATGTATTGTTGGTATTGATCCATTTTTTAAATCCTCTATGTCCTCAAGTTTTTTTATTTCTTCAAGCTTAATACTCTTAAAGTTTTTATGGTCTTTAGTAATCTTTCCTTTGCGTTTCTTATCGTACTTATCTCTACGCTCAGTTTTTCTATCTACATAGTTCTTATCCATTACTCTCTAGAATCCTTAGTAGTCTTTTCTCGTACCACTCTGCTTTCTTTAGATCCTCCGTCCCGTTTTTGTACGGGAACCTCCAGCGGTACTTCATGCTGTTTCCTCTTAAGTAACCTATAAACTCGTCTCTTGTTAGCATGGCTTCTATTCCGTCGATGCACTCAATGTCTCCACTGTTGTAGTGAGCTGGTCTAGAAACATTATCCCACTCTTCGGGCGTAACGTCATTAAGTTTCTTTCTAGTATTCTGTTTCATTCTTCACTTCTCCATTCGTCAGGCAGCGTGTCAACAGTAAACCACCTGAAGCCGTTGTCAGAGGCCCACTCACCGTGAGTACGCTTAGTACCGTCCTTCCTTCTCTTAGCTTGAGGCATAGGAGAGGAAGCGTTAGCAAACAAGAATACCAGTTCAGTTGTACTAGGTAAAGCTTTCTGAATCCAGATATACTTGGTGAACTCTGCGTAATCCCAGAACCTACCCTTAGCCTCAATGATAATCTTCTTCCTACCGATACGCTTTGTAAAGTCGGGATGATAGTTATGTTCTATTACATAAGGAACCTTGCCATCATGGTGTACCCAATCTTGTAGGAGCGTATCATGTAAAGTCTTTTCCCACTTAGAATCATAGCCACTAGGCTTGTCTTTCTCTATAGGTCGTTTTGCTCTAGGTTTTCTTTTCAATGTATAACCCCTTCTCTTTTTATAACTTCCAGCTCTAACAGAACTAATAGTTGTTGGATAACTTCTGTAGGAACCTCAGCAATACTACCATTGCTACCTAAGAAAAAACGAGCAAGCTCTACAATCGTTATCTCTGGTTCTGTGTCTATGTCTGGAAGCGTTGTGATCAAGATCGCTGAGTCCTTCTAACTACTTCTTCAATGTCTTGAGTGGTGATTGAATCTAACGGCATTGTTCTTAGTAGCCTTTTGATAATAGCCCTAGCACCTCTGTATGAGTATGGCATTGAAAAAGCTGTACCATTTTTAAAAGTATATGGATTGTCTTTAGGTATATTTTTGACACTAACCTTAGCAGCTTCTGCGTCTGACAACAAGCTCTTGAGCCACTCTACTGATATTTCTAAAGCTTTCTTGCTAACTCTTTTGGATAGTCTTCTGTTCATCGTAAGGGAATCTCCAGCACATTAGGTTGTGATATTACTCTGGTAAAGTATTTAACGCCGTTAGAATATTTAAAAGCTCTAAGACCACTTCCATTGTTAGAGTCCTTCCAGCACTTAGCTTTGTGAGGGCAGTAGACGCAGCCAGAAGCGAGCCGTAGATTACCTTTCTTACCCTCTGCAATAGGAGGATAACAAATAGAAGGCGGTTCATCTACCTCTAAGCTATCTTTGATATTGCTTATCTTTGTTCTAATGTTCGGCTTGGATAACTGTCCCGGCCTGAACAAGCAGATCTCTCCTGTCTCTTTGTTGATAGCGAAGAAGCCGCCATCCTCTGTACCTTCTGCTTCCTCGTACCCAGCAAGCTGTGCCATGTAACCGAAGGGATCATCGTCAACCAATGCACCAGAGGAAAACTTTTTAAAAGAGAAGTTAGAGGCTGTCTTAATATCAACTACCTCTCCGTCGATCTTACAGTCCATGTGGCCTTTGATGCCATCAACCTCTACTTCTTTCTGCATGTCAGTAACAGTATGCCCTGACAGCTTGATGAGGAGGATAGCAACAGACTCAAGAAGATGACCATACAAGAACTTAATAAAGGTTGACGGCTGCATACGCTCCTTTGTAAGGTCGGTGTCCTGCATGTCGTACCACACGCGGCGCAGCGGCCTTCCTACATTAGACATACGTACTGTCTTAGACTGTAGGTGAGGGGTTGACCAGCCTTCAAGAGCTTCTCTTGTGTTAACAAGAAACTCTTCCATTAGTTCTTCAGGTATGTCCACTCCCTTGTCGCTGTTGAGGCCGTCAAGTACAGTGTATATGTCATGTATTAGTGTGTCTAAGTTTTTCATTTGCGATGCCTTACGAATCTACACTTGCGTGTGAGGGAGTTATAGTGGAGGTACTGTACGTTAAGTTCTTTTTGAAGCGGAGTCTTTGATGCCAGCCTACCGTCCTTGTAAGACTTAACATCTATCAGCGTTACTTTTCCTTGTGGGTCTAAGGCAACAATGTCGATAGGGCCTGTACAACCACAATTCTTGAATACGTGATACCCGTTGTCCCATAACCAAGTGATAGCGTAGTGTTCTGCCATATCGCCTAATCTGTTAGGCTCATGCTTAGGTTTATCGTTTGTTATTTTAGTTGGTTTCATTAGAGATGTTCTCCTTATACATTTTATGACGCATAATTTTTGACCTACCTTCTTTGTCTCCATTACAAAAGATGCTTCCATTTTCTTTCAATCTAGCAAAGCTGCCTCTTATAACATCCTTTCGCCACTCTGTAAGATGCTCATACTTATCATTTATTTTTTTCTGTATTGTCCCTTCAGCTCCTGCTTCTTTTATATCCTTTAGGATCATATCGTATATATCTTTTTTCATCTTTTCAAAGTCAGGTTTATTATTATCTTCAGTTAAAATAAATCTTTCTAGAAAATCTTTTATCCCTTTGGCTACATAATGTTTAGGAGGTCGGCCTCTAGTCTGTCGCGCCCATCTTCCTGTTGTATAATAATAAGAATAAGCGCCTTTTTTACAGTATATCCAGAGCATACTGGCCCCTTCCATATACTCAAAATCTATATCTTGTTCTTCAAGATAAGCCATAACATCTTCAACGCTCTCGTTTGTGGTGTGTCTGAATTTTGCTTCTCCCTTTGAGTTGGTTCTGCTGTAACTCCAGTCGTACTCGGTAGTGTGTTCCATCAGAAGTATTTCCTTTATGTTTACTGATTATTTTTTATAATTTCTTTGGCGCAGTAATAACAAACATCATCAATGTCTCCAAACTCTGTCTCACTAGAATGTCTCCAGTGGTTAGTCACAGAGCAAGAATGGCTGCCTATACTAACAGTAAAAGGTGGGCTGTCTTCAAAATAATGCTCCTCCCACTCTTCCCATTTATCAGAAGGGTCTGAAGGTACGTATTTGTTTAATTTCAAATCGTATTTTATTGGGAGGTATTGCTCTACTTCTTCACAAAAACATAATCTATCTTTATTAGTGTGTTTCACTCCAGTTATCTCCTACTTTATATTCCCCATCAAGAGGACATTTAAGTTTAAGAACCTTACCGGCTTCAATGATTGCCTCAACACCAAGCTTACCTACTGTATCAGCTAAGTCTTCTCTTACTTCTATCTGCCATTCATCATGTACGTTAGCTACAAAGTGTGCATCTAAGTCTTTGATC